ACGCTATTACTGCTGGTTATATTATTACACTACCCGCAGACGTTTATGTAAGTCTTAGAGAAAATGAAGAAGGTAAAAAAGAACAATTTTTTGAATGGTCTAATTTAGGATTAATAAGTTTTCATCCAATAACACAGGCTCCAGAACATCCTATGGTTAAACCACATGCTTATCCAAAGTTTAATAATCCATGGGCTATTAAAACTCCAAAAGGGTATTCAACATTATTTGTTCAACCCATGCATAGAGAGTCAACTTTTACCATTCTTCCAGGTATTGTAGATACAGATATTTATACCGCTCCAGTAAATTTTCCATTTGTAGTAAATGATCCAGACTTTGAAGGTTTTATTCCACAGGGTACCCCAATAGCACAGGTTATTCCAATAAAACGTGATGAGTGGAACATGGAAATAGGTGATAGCGAAGACTATGCCCAACAAAATGCAATTACTCAAAAATTGCAAACAAGGTTTTTTGATAGATATAAAAACATGTTTTGGGACAAAAAAGAGTATAGATAAAAATGTGTTATAATATATTCATACGACCCCAAGGAGGTAGTAATTAATGGCTACAACATCAAAGGCTCTTGCTAGAACATCAGCAGCAACATCTAGCACAACTTTATACACAGTACCTTCCGCAACAACAGCGGTAGTTACCAACATCGTAGTAACAAACTCAGCATCATCATCAGCAACTTTTACAATTACTCTTGATTCAGTTGATTTGTTTAAAGATGCAACTATTGCGGCTAATACAACTGCAGCATTTGACCTAAAGCAGGTTCTTGCAACTACTAAAATTATTGCAGGATTGGCAAGCGCTACAACAGTTCGTTTTCATATTAGCGGCGTTGAAATAGCATAATATAGATTATAAAATAATAATACCCCCAAGGATTAGTCCAAGGGGGTATTTTAATTATTAGACTTTACAAGGATATTTGTTGTACCACTCTTGGTACCGTGTTCCGTTTACAGAACTCCATGCTGACCAGTCTTTCCCGCCCTTGGTCATATAGTGCGTTATTTGTGCATTAATTACTGGATTAAATAATTCAACATTTGAATTTAGATCAAATTTTTCTCTTCGATCAGGACCCAGTTTTCCGAGCATATTTATTTGAAATACTCCATAAGAACTATCTCCAGTTTCTGAATTACCGTTAAAAGCAAAAGGTCGTCCATTAGATTCAGCCTTAGCAATTGCACACGCTGATCTTAATGAATTACCTTTAAAACCTACCGCTTTTAATAATTCAACCAACTGTCTATCATTTAGTTTATGAGCATTTTCATATTTTTCTAGTATTTTCTCCTTAGAAACCAGAAAAGCCCCTTGAGGGGCTGGAACGACTTCTACGGGCTGTTTAGTCAATAAGTTATTTTCTAAAGCATTGGCAGAATTGCTAAAAGGAGCAACCAAACCAACAATAGATAATAACCCCAACCAAACCTTCTTCTCAATGTTTCTCATTAGTGTTACCTCCTTAGAAACAAAAACTACCTTTCGGTAGTGTATTAATTATAACACGATTTAGGGTTTTGAGTCAACTTTATCAATACCCTCGCATAATTTATTTAAAATATTATAGTATGAAGTGGTATAATAATAAGATTATGGCTACTGGCGCAACCGCAAATTACGATCTTCCTTATCCACTATTTAGTGATCCTGTAAATATTCATGGAGACTTACAAGATTTAGCAGAGCAAATTGAACTTATATTGCCTAATCTTGTAAATCATACTATAGAGGTTAGAAATATAAGTGGTGCAACTATTGCAAAGGCAACTCCAGTTTATATAACTGGTTTTTCAACAAAGCCAACAATTGCAAAATGTGATTCTGACGATCTTACTACATTCCCAGTTTTAGGATTAACAGATTCAGCAATTGGAAATAATACAGATGGTGTTGTTACTATTTCTGGAGTAATACTTAACGCAAATACAAATTCATTTTCTGCTGGAGATATTCTTTATGTAGCAGATGGTGGAGGATTAACAGCAACACAACCAGCAACTGGTTCTGGAGCAGTAGCAATAGTAGGAAAGGCTAATTCAACAACTGGAATATTAGTTGTTGGTCAACCAAAAGGCAACGGTACTTGGGGATCATTGAAAGCAGGATTATCATAATGGCAACACTTAGATCGCAACAGCAAAGTTCTTATTTAGTTGGTTTAAAACCACCAGAGGTAAGTTGGACGGTAGTTAGAGGAGACACAGCAGCATTTAGAGTATATGTAACAGATGACAATAAAGATCCATTAGTAATTGAAGACTGGACCATTGCAATGGAAATTAAAAGACCAAATACCAAACCTGGAGAATTTACAGATGATGCAGAATTAATTGTAGAATTAGCACCTGCTCCTACAGAATTAGATGGAGATGGTGAATTTACTGTTTCATTAAATGAAGATCAATCAGTTCTTTTAGAAACAGGAGATATTTTTGATATTGAATTAAGAGATGAAAGTAGGGTTTGGACAGTTGCTCGTGGCACAATGATTATTATTGAAGATGTAACAAATAGTGAGTCGTAATGGCTTCAGCAATAATTATTGATGAAACTACACAAAGAACCAAAAAGGTTGAATCAGTAGATTACGCAGTTGCTAAAATTATTCCAATAAATACTGGAATAAAAATTAGTGAAATTCTACCTTTTAGAATTAGATTTAGCACAATTGGAATACCGTCCCCATATTCTGGAGTACCAGCAATTCCACTTCAGATTATTGGTACTAGCAATTATATTCTTTAATAATGTGATATAATTTCATCATGGCTAGAACATCACTCGCAGCAGTCAAAGCACTATTTCAAACTGGAGATCGACCAACCCAGGAAAACTATGAAGATTTAATTGATACCGCCTCAGCCCAAGCAACAGATTTGGGAAGTTATGGAAATAACGAAGCAACAATAAACGGTATTGAAAACTCAACTGTATTTGATAACTTTACAGCAAGTGAGTGGAGATCAATGAAATATATGATCTCAATTAAAAAGACTTCTGGAGGCGCAAATAAATTTTACGCCACAGAGATGACCATACTTATTGACGGTACAGATATTTCCGTTAGTGAATATGCAACGATAGACAATGATGGGAATATTGGCACCATCTCTGTTTCACGGGCTGGAGATACAGTTTCATTAACTGTTGTTCCAGTGGGAGGACAAACCCCTATAACCCTACGCTACATGCGTATGGGATTAAAGGCTTAACCAAGGAGATAAAAGATGGCAACCGTAACAAAAGACTTTAGAGTAAAAGCGGGGCTGGTAGTTGAAGGATCAACTGCTACCGTTAACTCTCACGACATATTAACAGAAGCATTAGTAGACGCAAAAGGTGATTTACTAGTAGCATCTGGCGCAGACGCAGTAACTCGTCTTGCTGTTGGAACTGATAACTACGTTCTTACTGCAGACTCAAATGCAACAAATGGCGTTGCTTGGAAAGCACCAGCAGCAGTTGGTGTTTTTGAATCAAGCATTATATTTGAAGGAAGCACTGCAGATGATTATGAAACAACACTTCAAGTAACTGATCCAACTGCAGATAGAACAATTACACTCCCAAATGCAACTGGAACTGTAGCATTAACTTCAGATCTAGGTTCATTTATTACTGCATCAAGTACTGAGACATTAACGAACAAAACAATCAGTGCTGACAGCAATACAATTTCTGGTATTGCAGCATCTAGTTTTGTTCTATCAGATTCCTCTGGAAATATTGATGGATCTGCTGCTCAAAAAGCAATCCCAACTGGAGCAGTAGTAGGCTCATCAGATAGCCAGACTTTAACAAATAAAACAATTTCTGGTGCAGATAATACACTTTCAAACATTGCAAATAACTCACTTTCAAACAGTGCTGTAACAGTAAACTCAAAATCAGTTTCACTTGGCTCAAGCATAACACTTGTAACTGATGATATTGCAGAAGATGGATCACCAGTAAACCTTTGGTTCACAGATGAAAGAGCACAAGATGCTGTTGGAAATTCTGTAGGTAATGGTCTTGATTATGATGATGCTTCAGGAGCAATTTCTGTAGACCCTTCAGAATTTGCACTAAGCGCTGTTGGAGTTCCAACCGCAGATGTATCTTTAAATAGTAATAAAATTACTAATCTTGCAAACCCAACATCTTCAGGAGATGCTGCAAACAAGGCTTATGTAGACTCTGTTACAGAAGGTCTTCATATTCATGAATCTGTAGTAGCAGCAACAACTACAAATGTTAACCTTGCAAATGCTCTTGAAAATGGAGATACTCTTGACGGAATTACC